TTGCTAGATATTTTCTATATGATTCTAATTCTTTTAGACCTAAGTATGATGGCGTGTTTGATAGTTTAGTGCCGCCAGTAATTTTGTTAGTAAAGCCGTTAACTGTATTAATCATGGCTCTAGTCTTAGGAAAATCATCTGCTCCTATTTCTACATCAATAATTTCAGATTTTAAAATATTGCTTATATTCGATTTCAAAAGGTCGGTTTGTCTTCTATTGGTTGTAACATTTCCACTAATTGCTTCATATTTTTCGGTAACAATATTGTCTGCGGCAGTTTTTGCATCGTCCATAATAGCTTGAACTGTAATACCAACTTTATTAAGAACATTCTGATCTGTCCTTAAACTGTCTATAGTTATATTTTTGTCAGAAAAAAGACTTTGAGCTGCTTGAACAAGTTGTTTATCTTGATTAGCGGTATATTTTAGTATTGCTTTTTGTAAATTTTCTCCATAAGAGCCTTTTTTGGCTTCTTCTAATTTTGCTAGTTCTTCTGGATCTCCAGTTATTTGTGCAGCGTTTAAGTCTATTCCATGTTTGGTGGCCAAAGTAAACAATTTGGACATTTCATAATCTCCTCCGCTCTGCTCAAGACTTTGCCCAAATATATTCAACTCGTCTTTAGTAAATAATTCAATTAACTCTGGGTCATTAGCTTCTAACTGCTCAATGCCTTTTCTTGAAATAAAACCATTTTCGTCTGTGTAAGTTTGAAGTTTTTTAATCGAAGCTGCTGTCCATGCAGATGTAGCGTTTGGCGTAGATTTTGTAACTTGATTTAGTATCGGATTTACGCCTTTATCAACTGTCCAACCTGCTAGTCCTCGAAGTTTAGCAACTCCATAACCTATTATGGGTGCGCCAACAGTCCCTCCAATTACATTCCAGACAAGTTTGTTGTTATCTATTCCTTGCTTTGATCCTAAAGGGGTTGCAACAATGTCTTGCCCAACGCTTACTCCTCCAAACATTAAACCTTTTGCGCCTATATCTTTTATAGCCCCTGCTACAGCACTACCGCCAAGAGGAGCAACAAATTTTCTTACTTTCTCAAAAGGAAGCATTTGAAATACTTTTGATAAACCCATAAATGAATTTACATCTGCTTTGCTTAAACCAGGTTTATTCACATAAGCTTGGCTACCATTTCCAAAGGTAACAATTATGTTTTTATATTTATCTTTACTAAAAACAGCGTTAGGATCTTGTTCTCTTATAACATCTAACATTTGAGGTTGGCTCATTCCCACAAATTGACTTGCTGTAATTGCTAATTTAGGCAAAATGCCGTCAGGCCCTGCGCCAGGATTCATCATTTCAGGAATGTCTTCAAACTCTCTTTGAGAAAATGAGCTAGTTACATTTAAAGCAGAGTTGACTAATTGCTTCGAAGCATCGAAAGTAGCGCCAATATCATCAAATAAAATTTCATAACCGCTTTTATCTTTGTTTTTGCTCAAATCTTCGTCTTTTTGTTTTTGAATTACTTCTCTAACCGCATCTGAGTTTAAAAAATCATCTCCGTATATGCTCATAATTACTGTCCTATCATTCGATTATATTCTTCACGAGGTAAACTCATAAATTCAACAACCTTGCCCTTGTGAAAATAAGCGTATGAGTCTGTGTCTTTGTCGTAAACATAATTATTAGGATTTCTGTATTGTTCGTCAGTTGCTCTCAAAATGTCAGCAGATTCTTTAGGTAAAGGTTTCCAGCCCTGAGATGCTCTGTATACCTGTCTATAATCCTCAAAACTAGCTTTTGTACCTTTTCCGTCTACTGTAATTGCATTGACAAAATTAGCACCTGGAATAGCTGCGTATTTTGTTGCCGCTTGACCATCTAGTATTTTTCCTTTAGCTTCGTTTGCAGCTAAAGAAACAGCAAACTGAAAGCTTTCTTTGTTATCTTCTATATTACCTGGAGTAATTCCTACGATAAACGCCCTTTCTCCATCTGAAATTGCACCTGGAAACACAGATAGTCCTTTTGCTGCTATCTCACCTTGTAATTTTTGTATGGTGGTTAGAGTTATATCTTGTTCTGGATTAAGATCTTTTATTCCAAATACATCTAAAGTTTGATAAATTTCTTGTCTTAAACCAGCAAACTGCCCAAACTTTCCTTCGTCCAATAAAGACCCAAGCTGCTGTATTTTGCCATAATTTTGTAAGGTATCTACTCCTGCTTTAGCGTCTGCTTGTGTTTTTACAAAAATTTTAGCACCTTCTTGTCCAACGCCTTTTTCAAATTCAGTTTGACCTGCTGGGAAAAGAGGGGGTTTAGGTTGGAAAGCTGCCCCTAATTGTAGTCCTTCTGAAGCTCCTTGGGCAAAATTAGTAGTAAACCCTTTTTCTGCGCTTGTAGGGCCTAATGATCTTAAACCACCCATAACCAAGGCTAGATTAATAACATCTTTAGACAGTCCTTTGCCGCCTAATATACCGCTTTGTTGTCCGTTACCTCGTAGTATTAAGGCTGCTTTTTCTTCATCTGTTAACATAATTTTCTCCTAGTAACGACCTAATAAGCCCATTGGCTGTGATTGCATCGGTTGCGGTAGCTGCATTTGTTGCATTTTCATCATATTTATTCTTTCTTGATCTGAAATTGCACCTGGAAAGGCTTTTAGGCCTTCATTTGCTAGGCTTCTTTGCATTTGCATTATATTCATTCTTTCTTGATCCGATATTGAGCCTATGGGTGTTGTCAATGTTTGTGGCTGCATTGAAGGCATAGGGCCTAATAATCCTGTTGGTCTAACATTTGCAGGATTGTTGAATTGTTGCATAGGTGCATTTTGAATTACTTTTTGCTCTGGCGTTGGAGGGCTTTGAAGATTACCTCTATCAAATATGTTCTTTAAAAACTCAAGACCAAGCCTGTTTTCTAAAATTCCTCCGCCAACTGACCCTTGAGTTACTCCTTGCACAGGACTGTTAAAATCAATATCAGGTAGGCTAGATAAGGCTTGTTGAGCAGGTAGACTAGACAAAGCATTTTGTATAGCATCTCCGCCTGTTACTGCCCCAAATACTTGATTAGCAGGACTCATTTGCGCAGCTTTTGCTGCTGGGCTTACTTGTGCTGCCATTCCAAGCGGTGATCCCACTATATTTGATAAATCAAAACTTCCTAAAAACATAATATATCTCCTTTAAATTAACCTAATAAACTTGCCAATGCTAATGTTCCAGCTATCCATGGATTCATGTATGCTGCTGCACCAGCGCCTTCTGCGGCACTTAGAGAACCCAAAGTTGCTGGGGCTGTACTAGCTGCAAAACTGCTACCCAATGCTCCGCTACTGAGCGCACCATAAGTACCAGCTCCTATCGCTGCTCCACCTATGGCTTTTTGTCCAAAGGTTGGCTCTCCTCCTGTAACACTAGAACTTGTCGTACCAGGTATAACCGAGTTATTAACAACTTGACTAAAATTTTGTAACCTAGTTAAAGGCTCTTGTTGTCCAAATTCAAACCTTTGTCTTGCTTCATCAATGCCTTGTTGTATTCTTGCTTGTTCAAGCCCTCCTATAGTGCTTAAAGTGGTGTCAGGGATTGTAATGTCCCTCATAGTACCTGGAGCTTGTTGTAAAGCTAATAATTGCCTTTTAGCAGCGTCTGAATATGCTGTAGAATACATTTGACTGCCGATATCACCAGCTTTATTCATATAATCTCGAATTACATTAGCTTCTGCTATACCTTGTCTAGTTCCGCCAAGTTGCCCTGCTCCGGTAGCATTTCTCCTTGTTTGTTGTAATAAGTCTTGTGCTTGTTGATACAAAGGTCTAGTAACTCCTTGAACAGCTCCTGCTAAATAAGGATCACTAGCAATACTTTGAGTTCCGCCTAGCTGAAAGCCTATGGCTGGGTCTAGCTGACTAGATATGTCTTGCTGTCTTCCTTGAGCAATACGCCTAATGTTTGCTTCTGCGTTAATTTGATCGTCAGTTAGCCCTGCGGACAAAATGCCTGGGTAAAACTCTCTTGGAGAATCAAGATAATTTTCCGCTTCTGCGTATGTTCTTCTTAAATAAGGTTGTTGCCCTTCCCATGGATCTGACTGTTGGATCGTGTTCGTGCTTGTTCCTTTTCCCATAATATACCTCTAATGTATCGTTGTAAGTTCCTTGATGAGAACTGTGTATGCGTTTTCATACCCAAATCTCTCTAATTTTTTTGCAAATCCTTTCCTGCAACAGGTTTCCATGGCCACACAACCTTTTTCTAAAGCCCATGCTTCTATGGTGTCTAGCCAGTCTTCTACCCATATATCTAAATCTTTACCACCTAAAGTAACTATTCTGCACATAGTCTTTTGAGGATATTCTACAATTTCTGTAGTTAACACAGATATAATTTCTCTTTCATCGTTAAAAATAATCCATAATTGCATACGAGCCTGTGATAATTTTGCATAAATGTCCATAACAGACATCTCATCTCTGCTTTTATCGTTTCCCATCTCGATATAAGGCTCACAGTCTTTCCAAACCTCGTCAATTCTTTCTGATGGTATGCCTGATATATATAAACTCACCCTAGTTTCACCCAGCTTCCTGCTGCATTTCTAAAGTAAACTCCTTCTGCACTTCCTGGATTAAAATTAGAACCATCTGCATATACTATATCTCCTTGCTTTATTCTGCTTGGAGCTACATTTTTAACCTCTATAAATGTGGTAGGGTTTTCTTCTAATGCTGCTTGTATTTTCTGAAATTCTTGTAATAAATATTGTGGTAAATCTTCAGGATTATCAGGTACTGGATTAGGCGTATATTTAGGTGCTTGTGACATTTAGCGTTCTCCTATTACCTCATATTCTATATCATATCCGTTTAATTCAAAAGTTGTAGCTGTTGTGTTTTGAAACTTAATAGCTATATATTTACCTGTGGCTCTAGCATCTACTTTATTCTGTGTGTCAGGGTTTATGGTTTGTTGTGTTTTGTATGTATATGTACCATCAGGGGTCATAGAACTTCCTACAAATACTTCAGCAGAACCTGTGCTAGAAAATCTTGGGGTAATCTTTCTTACTTGTTTTACAGTATTAGTATTACCATCAAGGGTTAATCCTTTTCTCTCCAAAATCATAGTAAAGTTATTCCCAGCAAAATCAAACCCATTATCTCCTCTATAGAGTTTAGTATCTCCTGTGCTAGACATTAAAATACTAGTTTCTGTAGGATTATAGTTTCTTTGCCCCCAGTTCTCAGTAGTGCTGTAGGCTTCCCAACTTTGTGATTGACCTGACCATACAACTGCTGATACACCAGGATTTACTATGCCTAATGCTATATGTAAAATATCAGGCAATTCTCTAAAACTAAATGAGTTTGTATTGTAATTCCATATTAAGGCTTTATTGCAATAAGTTGATCCTACTGTTGGATAAGATACCCATATTTCATTTTTTTGTTTATTATGTGTTACAAATATGTTTGCATAATTAGTGCTGTCTATTTCTTCAAACAAAGTTCTTTTAACAACTGTACTAGCAACAGATTCTTTAGATACACCATTATGAACAATAAGATCACCATTAGTTACTACAAAATGTTTACCATTAAATTCTGCTACACAGTTTCTTGATAAAACACCTGAGTCATCAAATAGTTTTTTAATGTCAAATACTAAATTACCACCAGTAAAAGTCATAATGTATGTAGTGTTTTCCTTATATATTATAAAAGATTGTTTGAGTGGAAACCCATCTACAATAAATTCACCTGCATCGCCCACTGTTGCAGAACCTGCATCGTTTGTACTAGATGCTGTCCAAGAACTAGGTAGTGTAAGGTTTTCTGCTGCATCTCCCCATCTAACTTTATTAGGTAGATTAGTAGAAGATTCAGTCATGTTTAAAGCTATTAAGTAATTACCAAAAGGTCTTATTACTTTACAAGTCGTACTTGCTGGCCAGTTAGTTAAATCTGTAAACTTACTAGCACCTGTTGTAGCTAAACATTGTGGGTCATCTACTCCGTTATTTAAAATAGCTAGTCCATTAAATATAGAACCAGTCCAGTTGCCTGAAGCAGTTAAATTAGTAGAATAATCTCCACCTGATGTCCTTGTAAAATCTTCATGACTAGAGCCATTGTATCTGTAGATTTTAGCTGAACCAGCATAGAACCAGTAGTTATTAGCACCTGTAGACCAATTTAAAGCAAAATAAGGAGCTACTGTAGGTGTTCCAAAGACTTGATCTTGACCTAATACTTTTTTAGCTGCGTTATCTTCAAACCTAGCATTTTGTGTATGTGAAAAATACTCATTAGGCAATGCTGTATCATTTGTATCTTTAATCATTCCTTTCGGATTTAATACTTGAAGGGTTGCCATTACGCAGTTCTTCTCCACATGTATGCAACGATATAAGGTTGTAAGTTATTGTGTGCTGAACCACCACCTGTTGAAGATGTAGTAAAACTAGAAGTTCCTGATGTATCGCCTTCTGATAAATTATTATTATCAGTATCACTTGTACTCATTGTTACGCTGTGATTATGAGATGGCATTTCATCTATAGTCAATGTATGTGTTTTAGTACCACCAGTTTCTTGTGCTGTATCAAAATCACTATCTGCTGCGTTTAAACCTACTATAACTCGACCAGCTCCAAAAGCTGCCCAAGTACCAAAACCTAATAGCGTACCTGGATTAGTAGCTACTGCTGCATTTATATAAATAGAACCTACTGGATATACAGCTTGTAAAGTTGTTGCTGTGTTAGATCCTATAGTTAAAGTTCCAGATATAGTTAAATTTCTAATACCTGTTGAATCTTTACTAGCATCGACTGTTACTGCTTTAGATGCTTCTGCTGTGCCGAGGGTAGTTATATCTACATAATTTAATTCTGTTGTATTTGCTGTAACGCCATCTAGTAAATTTAATTCTGTGTGCGTTGAAGTAACTGCACCAGTAACACTAGGGAAAGTTGCTTTGACTGTAGATTTTACCAATCTTATATGGTCATCACCTTCATTAACTGGATCACCAGCTACTGGGTTTGAGCTATTTAAGTCTGATATATATGTTCCTGTTTCTAATCCCATTTAATTTTCTCCTAAAATGCTGTTCCTAATACTTTGTTTGTGCCGACCATAGGCTCACTCGCCCATGCTATGTAGTAGTAATAATATCCATCGCCATTGTGTTTGCCATCTGTCGAAGCTGGTGAAAATCCATTACTAAAGATATCAAGATTACATTGGTTTTGTTCATTTAATGTTGAAGCATCTCCAAATTTTAAATTATGCTCTATTGGATTACCATGATTAGCACCACCACTTGATGCTGCTGCATTTGTATTACTAGTAAATCTAGTTGTAATTGTTTTTATATGAGGGTCTTCAGTTAATCCTGGTGATACCCATACTGTTCTTGGTTTAAAACCTGTAAAAATATATGGCCCATGAGTTTTATTATTACCTTGATATGCACCAGCTCGTATTGAACCATTAGTGTTTGCAATACAAATTGCCATTTGTGATATACCACTTTGGTTTACATCATTAGCACTACCTACAGAAAATACTGTGGTAGTAGGTTTGGTATCATTAAAATAAGTAGCATCGTCAACAGCTTCTCCAAAATCGTTATCAGCAAATTTAATATAATGATCTTCGTCACTAGCTGCTGAATTTTCAGGACTACCACCAGCATTACCTGAATGTAAATACAAAATCCAATGATTGCCACTTTGTCCTGTGCTTTTTATTATTATAGCGTCAGGTGCTTTACCTAAACCATGAGCTATAGTGCCGTTTGCACCTGTGCCTGTCCAAGTAACTACTGATATACCTGAATCTTGGTTTGCACGATAACTTGAATCTATTGTACCTACTCCTGTAGCACTAGCGTCATTAGTTGTTGTTGAACCTGCTAGTTTAAAACAATGTGCAATAAACCCAGCAGATGCCTTATTAGTGTAAGATAAATCTCCAGCTAAAGTAAATCCATCTGAGGTAACAGCAGTTACTCTGTTATTACTGTTTGTTCCATCTGTTTCATTTAAAAATATATTGTTGCCAAGACCCCTAACAGTATCACAAATATTATGATATCCGTTTGCATTTTCTACTCTGTTTTTTATATGTAACCAATCAGGTTGAAAACCTAAACCAGTAATGGTTTGTTCACTTGCACTACCTGCATATAATACTTCGTCATGGTGTGCTGATGGTTTTGCTATTTTTGTAAATGTTGCCATATTACCCTCCGTCTGATTGAATGTTTGAGCTACATAAAGCTAA